CAAAGCGTGGTACAATAGACTATCAGAAGAGGATAAAAAATTGTATTCGCCATATATGACAATGAGATGGTCAGCATCTGCAGAAGACAAAAGATTGCAGGCAAAAGACCCAGACCTACATCAAAACATACAAGAATATTACGTGCAAGAAGTGAATGAAAAAGTTAACAAGCATCACTGGACTTTATCAAAAAATCATAAAGGATTGTTATGGCAATTAAATGCAATGTGTGGCTCAACCTTTGATCGATTATTTCATCCGTGGATCCCTAGCAAAAAGAAAACCACTACAAAAACCAAAACAAAAGATAAAAAATCAAAAATGCAACAACTACAAGATCTATTTCCAAATGCAAAACAAAAAGATTTAGAAGTGTTAGATGCAACTATGTCTACTAAAGAATTTACAGAGTTAAAATCACAGTATGGAATCGACAAATAAACCAGAGTGTCCTAAGTGTGAATCTTTCTTGAATGATCAAGGAAGATGCAAAAACTGCGAAACATTAGAACTATTTGATTTAGGATTAAAAATATCAAGAAGAATGAAGGCAGAAGCATTAAAGGATCCTGGTAAAGAATTGCTAGACAGAATAGAAGCAAGAAATCCTGAAGCTAGCAGTAAAACTTGATTAACCAAGCAACGGCTGTTAAACTAGATACAATGCCAACATGTCAATACTGTAAAAAATCATTCTCCAAACAAAGTACTCTTGAAGTTCATATGTGTGAGCCAAAAAGACGCTGGAGTCAAAAAGACAACAAAATTCACGTGTTGGCATTTGAAATTTTTAGAAGATTTTATGAAATGAACTTTAGCAATCAAAAACCAAAAACGTTTACTGATTTTGCACAATCACAATACTACAAGGCGTTTGTAAAAACTGCAACATTTATTACTGAAAACACACCCATAGAAATTGGTGCATTTATCGACTGGCTTTGCACATCAAAAATAAGAATAGACTCGTGGGCCAAGCAAGGCACAATAGACTCATATCTAAAACATTTAATTCGCACAGAACCGGTACCACAAGCACTCAACAGAACTATAATGACCATGGGTGCATGGGCAGAACAAGAAGATGCAAGGCTTGAAGATTTTTTTAAATATGTAAATTTAAACAGAGTGTGTCAAATGATTGTGAATGGTAGAATATCTCCGTGGGTATTGTTGAATTGTGAAACAGGCAAAGACTTGATAAGTGTGATGCATGATGATCATATAAAAATGATATTTGAAATAATTGATCCAGAGTGGTGGAAGAGAACGTTTAAAAAAAGAGATGAAGATCTTGACTTTGTGAGAAACACATTGAGAGAGGCAGGTATAGAATAAATGCCAGACATAGATATTGACTTTGCTGATAGACAAAAAATATTAGATCAGTTGCCTCATGTCAAAGCAACCATTAATGATCACAAAGGCATCAAGTCACATAACACAGGTGTATATTTTACGGATGCTCCTTCGATTCCTGGCACCAACCAATGCTCATTAGATTATCAAGTAGCAGATGAACTTGGTTACTTTAAATTAGACTTGCTTAATGTAAACATGTACTCGCAGGTCAAATCAAGAAGTCATTTGCAAGAACTGTTTGACAAAGAACCACCATGGCACAAATTACAAAACAAAGAGTTTGTTGATCAATTGTTTCATTTGAATAATCATTATGATGTGGTTGCAAAATTACAGCCTGGTAACTTAGAACAACTTGCGGCCTGCTTGGCTATTATTCGCCCAGCCAAAAGATATCTACTGAACATGACTTGGGAAGAAATATTACAAAAGGTATGGGATAAGCCTACTGATGGTCAATATTTTTTTAAGAAAGCACATGCTTTTTCCTATGCAGGCGCAGTTGCAGTGCATATGAACTTAATTGACTCTACGAATTAGTTGGACAGTTTTTCTACGTATTCTTTTAGAAGAAGTAAGATCGCTCAGTTGCACAATTGGCCCAAATACTATTGTGCTTTCTTTTAGAGCAAATGAAACCAAGTAGGGTCTAAACACACTGAAACTGTCGCCAATGAATATGTTAATAGGCAGTTTCCTGTTTGATTCCCACCACCAAGTTTTACCGTTTTCCAAAAATAGTGTGCGTAACTGGTGTGGTATAGCATCATAATTGTAAATGCTGATTACTTTTGGATCACAGTTTTGACAGATGCCCAAATACTCTTCTTTGCCCACCTTAATAAGTGTGAGAAAAGGGTGATTCGATTGAATATTTTCTAGATCAACAGTCATTTGTTGTAGTTACCATTATGTTTTCGTCATCGTTGGTATAATGGTTATATAAATATTTAAAATGCTATGCAGTATCAAACAGGATATAACCTTACAAATCTTATAGATGTGTTTGTTCACACCTCGGGTACTGAGAGAAGAGTCGAAAAAGTGTACGAAAGAACAATAAAATTATATAGAGAATTTGACAACAAGTTCACTGTGGTTGTTAAAAATCAAGATCAAAAGAAACAGTTTGTAGATGGTGCTTCATGCGAACTACAAATATCAGATGAAGACGATAATCTTGTGATTACAGTTGTGGGTGTTGTGTCAGATGACGGTAGCACTGTTGCTACTAAAGGACAGATAGAATTCACTATATCAGAATCTAACATGCTGAAGTTGGATGGTCGTTACTATCATGGTGTACTAAGATTCACTGATACTGATTCAACTGTAAAGCCACTGTATGCTGACACAAGATATGGCGCGGCATTGAACTTTGAAGTGATGACTGATGCTAGTCCTGAGTTCACCGAATCTAAACTTATAACAGAATTTTCTTTTGTAGGCGATGAGCATGTGTCAACAACCATAGATGCAGAACCAAATAAAAATTCAAACTCAGCGTTGCACACTGCTGTGTATTATCTTACAAACTTCACAGGTTCGATCAAAGTCATGGGCACCATGACTGACGGTGCGTCATATGGCACTGACTCACAACAGTCTGAATTTTTCCAAATAGACAGACAGACCTATGATGATGTAAGCACACCGCAATACGTAAACTTCACTGGTGTCTTTAGACGAGTAGCATTTGTAATTACACTGTCTGATTCCTCAACCATACTAACCGGTGTAGATAAGATCCTGTACAGAGTTTAGTGGCAGTAGACATTTTACATTGGCTAGAGCCTGAGGTTGCTATTCCTTACGACACATGCGATGAAGACTTCTTGTACTCTTGTCGTGTGCCACTAGACATTCTGCATCAATTACAAAAATGCAATAAAAAGATTTTAGCATTGATCGACTTTTGTTGTCGGCCGATACCTAAAGACATTGATTGGCATCAATATGATCTAGTAGTTGGTATTCTGTTTGAAGAACTGTTAAGTCCAACTGACGTACATTCTTTTATCGAATACATGAACACAAAACGATATCCGTTAGCACAGATAGGTTGCATCACTTACAAAAGTTTGAATTACAAAGACATACCAATTAGTTTTCAATTGCAGTTGCCATACGAAGACAGATATCAATACATGTTGGATTTTCAGGTTGATAATCTGCAAGCCAAATATGATTGGTTATGTCTAATGGGGCAGCCTCACCCACATAGAATAAATGTTGTGCAAGACATCAGACAGCATGAAAATATTTTAAAATCATTTGCATCACATCTAGATGAAGATGATCCTGCACTACAAGGAGAGAAACCAATCAGAATAGATCAAGGAAGAAGTCATTGCACACATCCTAGCAACATTGAATTGTATAATCAATGCCGAGCAGAACTAGTAGTGGAGACTGCATATTGGGATTGTGATTATAGTCCATGGCTTACAGAAAAAACATGGAGAGCTGTGTTATACGGTATGCCGTTTGTGGTTGTTGGNCATATGCACACTTTGAAATATCTACACTCGTTGGGTTTCAAAACGTATTCCGATCTGTGGAGTGAAGATTATGATAATCTGAATGATCAACAAAGATGGCCTGCTATCTTAGAATTGATCAATCGCCCACTTGCCATTGATCCGGAAGTTGTAGAACAAATTTTGTTACACAACCTACAAAACTATGTTACAATAACTAACAACATGGAAGCACAAAGAATTCAAACTTTGTGGAACACAATAAAATGATGTATGCATCTGTATTTTTACTGTTAATCATAAAACATTGTATCTGCGATTATGGTATTCAAGGCAGGTTTGATCCTAAAGCAAAGAAAGATACATGGCTGTCTTCTAGACTATGGTTACATGGGTTTGATCATGCAGTGGGGACCGCAATGGTTTTTGCTGTGTTCTGTGTGTGCTTGTCTTTTGCTATTCCGAATTCCAATGCACTGATGTATCTGTCTATTGTTATTTTTGCTTTCAGTGACCTTGTGATACACAGCATGATTGATTGTGTAAAAAACAAAGTAATACACGGCAACGGATATAACAGCAGTCAAAGAATTTTTTGGTGGATTAACATGTTTGATCAAATTGCACACCATGTAACCTATTTTATTTTCCTATGGTGCTTTGACAAATACTTTTTTTAAGTTATAATAGTTTTATATGTTTCCTGAACTTAAACAGACAGTCGAGTCACATCTGCCTGCTCGTAGAAAGAAAACACCGTCGGGTTGGATATCTTTCAATGCACCGTGCTGTGTTAGTCAAGGAGAGAGTGCTGACACTCGACAAAGGGGCGGAGTCATATATCCAGGCGATGGATCTATAAACTATCACTGTTTTAACTGTGGTTTTAAAGCCAACTACACGCCAGGTAGATATTTGAATACTAGATTCCGTAAACTGCTAGGTTGGCTGAATGTACCAAGCAGTATCATTGGAAAACTCAGTATGCAGGCCATTGCATTGTCACAAGAAGTCAATCCAGAACAAAAGAAATTGGATGATGAAATAAAATTTGACACAATTAGATTACCAACAGATGCTGAACCTATTCGTACTAATCCATATCTTATTGAACGTGGTATTATAGACGTGCCGCATACTCTGTATGAAGCACCCAAGTCCATGAAGAATAGAATAATTGTGCCTATAAAATGGCAAGGCAGATTAATTGGATATGTGGCTAGAGCAATGACAGACATCTCACCCAAATACTTTGCACAAGTACAACCTGGCACACTGTTCAACCTAGACAATCAACACTGGTCTAGAAAATTTGTGATACTGGTAGAAGGTATATTTGATGCTATACAAATAGATGGTGTTGCTATACTAGGGTCTGAAATAGCACACAAACAAAAATTACAAATTGATGCATTGAACAGAAAAGTTATTGTTGTGCCCGATAGAGATCGTGCTGGCACTAAACTTATTGATCAAGCAAGTGAATGGGGATGGTCGGTGTCCATGCCTCCATGGGGACCTGATATAAAAGATGTAAATGATGCTGTGATTAAATACGGGAAGATACTGACCATTCAGGCNATACTCAAGTACACACATGACTCGAAAGCAAAAATAAAAGTAAATGGAAAACTATGGCTTTAATAAAGAGGNGATGGCTCGTTTGANCAAACCATTTAGAATGAGAGTAAAAACGCCTTTGAGATATCCNGGAGGGAAATCAAGAGCCATAAAATTTTTAAATCAGCATTTGCCCAACACAGTGTGCAACTATCGTGAGCCATTCTTGGGCGGTGGATCAATGGCTTTATGGATTGCACAAAGATGGCCACAGTCAAACATTTGGGTCAATGATGCCCACTGGCCACTGTATGCTTTTTGGAGTCAACTGCAGGCCAGAGGCACTGAGATGGCAAAAGAACTAGAAGATATAAAATATCAAACACTGGCATATCCTGATGCACAAAGAGAACTTTTTAAAAACGCCAAACTGGGTTTAGAGTCATCAGATGAGTACGAAGCGGCCAAAAACTTTTATATTGTCAATAAATGCGGATTCTCTGGACTTGCTTCTACATTTTCACAACAGGCATATGATGGTAACTTCACACTGAACAGTATTAAAAAATTAAGAACAGTAGAAACGTTGATACAAGAATGGTCAATTACCAATCATGACTATCGCGATGTGATATATGGTGCATGGGGTGACATAGAAAAAGAACAATTTACGTTTTTAGATCCTCCATATGATATAAAATCTAATCTGTATGGCAAAGATGGTAAATGGCATAAAGGATTTGATCATGTCGAATTTCATAAACAGGTGCAAGGAATACCAGGCGACTGGATGATAACTTACAATTCGAACAAAAACATATTGGACATGTGGGATTCATTCACACTGTTAGAATGGGATTTGACCTACACCATGAGAAGCACTGGCACATATAACCAAGACCAGAAACAGAGAAAAGAATTGTTGATAACCAATTACAAAAGTGATATAATAAAATAATGGCAGACTACACATCAGACTTACAGAAACTATTTTTAGAAATGTTTCTAGCAGACGCAGAATCGTTTGTGAGAGCACAAAATATTTTTAGATATGATCACTATGATATGTCGTTGCGTGAACCTGCAAAGTTTGTGTATGATTATGCACAGGAATACAAAACACTGCCGGATGTCGAAATGGTCAATGCAAAAACTGGTTCACAACTACAATCAGCCTCAGACATTGATCCAAAACATTTCGATTGGTTCCTTGATGAATATGAAAGATTTGCAAGACACAAAGAATTAGAATCTGCCATACTTGCTTCCGCAGACATGCTGGAAAAAGGTGATTATGGTTCTGTAGAAGAAAAAATTAAGAAAGCAGTGCAAATTGGATTGACCAAAGACCTAGGTCTTGATTACTTTGATGATCCTAAAGCAAGACTACAAGCACTGAAAGATAACAATGGCGTATTGCCTACTGGTTGGAAAAACTTTGATAAGAAACTGTTTGGTGGATTCAACAGAGGCGAACTGAATATATTTGCAGGAGGTTCAGGCGCAGGTAAGAGTTTGTTCTTGCAGAATCTTGCAGTGAACTATGCAGAGCAAGGCATGAACTGTGTGTACATAACATTGGAGTTGAGTGAGAATCTTACTGCAATGAGAATGGATGCAATGATGACTGATACTCCTGCTAGAGACATATTCAAAGATTTAGATACACTGGATCTGAAAGTTAGAATGAAGGCAAAGACCACAGGCAAAGTCAGAATCAAATATATTGCCAGCGGAGCAACTGCTATTGATGTTAGAGCATATATTAAAGAGTTTGAAATACAGCATAGCATAAAATGTGATGTGGTGTTGATTGATTACTTGGACTTGTTGATGCCAATGAACAAACGTGTATCGCCAAGTGATCTATTTGTAAAAGACAAGTATGTGTCCGAAGAGTTGAGAAACTTAGCAGTGGATCTAAACTCCATATTGATAACAGCATCGCAGTTGAACAGAGCCAGTGTTGAAGAAATAGAATTTGATCATTCGCACATCAGTGGCGGACTGAGTAAGATACAGACAGCAGACAATGTGATTGGTATCTTTACATCGCGAGCAATGAGGGAGCGTGGCAAATATCAGATACAGTTTATGAAAACAAGATCCAGTTCTGGTGTTGGACACAAAGTGGATTTAGAGTTCAATGTGGACACACTGAGAATACTTGACTTGGCAGAAGATGAAGAGTATCAATCATTTAAGAAACAAGCGCCTTCCATATACAGCAATTTAAAAAGAACATCCACAGTGACTGAAGAACCAAAAGAAGAACACAAAGCCAGTGGTGACGACATAGGCAAAATAAAAGCCAACGTCGAGTCAAGCAAGATAAAAGATCTTATCCGTAATTTAAACAAAAAATAATTTAGTAATTGTAATTGAACAGTGCAATATCAGTTGCAAAATGTTTTGCCACAATATCAATAGTTTCTTGATCATAATAAGTTTTATAATCTCTGTGTGATCCAACGTTGATCTTAGGTAATGGTATTGCACATCCTATCATTCTTTGTATTGAAACAAAGTCATGATCTAAACTTTCATAACGCAGTATCTGGTCAACTCCTTCTGTCCAGTGTTGTTGTTGTTTACTCCAACTGCTCCAGCCCCACTGATCAAAGTTTTGTATAAAAAATTTAAATCCTTTTGACAGATGATTCAATACCATTTCACAGTGATCAATTTGATAGTCTTTGTCTTTGTGTCTTGGGTGTTCGCCTGCGTGATCTGTAACTTCTTGTATATTACTTGTGAGTTTGAATATGTGATGATGATAGTAACTTACCATTCGATCCCACGGGTTTCGAATCACACAGAATGTATGTCCTACATCTTTGTAAACGTTTTGCATTTTCCTACACGTGGTGTGCCTTTTTAAAAATTCAAATCCACCTGCATGTTCTACCAGCCAAGAAGCAATTGATGTGCTGGCTGTCTTCGGTATGTCGATAAAAGTTATTACTGTTGGTTTTCTAACTACAACTGCCATGCAAAATATTTAAGTTAAGAATAAAACTGATCAATCTTTAAAGGCTTACATTCTAAAACTTCAATGTAGTCTGAATTGTTTAGATGTTTTATTCTACCAATGCCTCGAATTACATCATAGTCTGTGTATGGAAAAGGTTGATTGATTGTTAGATCCACATAGTATCCATTGTCTACACCCAAAGTGATAAAGGTCACATATTTTTTGTTGCCTGACTTGTACACTCTACCGTTTGCAACCAAACCAGCAAACTCAATGCGATCCAAATATAGATGTTTGGTATAAAATCCTGGAAGAAACTTTTTGTCAGACCACCATCCATACTTCTTGTATTGCCAAACAGGATCATCAAACTTGTCAGACTTGCTCATAGTGGTTGGTTCCAATCCGGCTCGCTTGGCTTCTGTCTTGTACACCCAACGCTTGTAAGATCCATGACAGTGTTTGAGTGCCGCTGACCAAAATCCTTTTTGATTGTGTGCTTTTTGATAGGCCAGTGCCCAGATGAGTCTGCCCAAATTAACAGCATGTGCTCTGCACAATCCAAATCCACTGAGTGCCTGTAACGATTTGAACACTTCGTCTTTGCGTGGATGATCACCCAATTTGGTCATAAACTCCATCACACGTTCTTCGTTCTTTTTGGCAAATGCTCTGCGATACATGTCTGCTTCGTAATAGTTGCAACCAATCAACTGTGCAATTTGCACAATGGCATCATCTTCGCACACCACCACATCGGATATTCTGTCCGATGTCCAATCATTGAAGAAGGCCGCTTTGCGTCTGCCTTGCAATGCCACAGGTCTTATCAATGCTGTGGCCAAGACACAATCATGCATTGACTGTGGACGAATCGCTCGGAACAGTCTTCTCATGGCTGGAGATTCTCCCTGGGTAACCCCCAACACGTCTCCCCGACTCAACAAAGACGAAGTAGCCTCGTCTATCTCTG